TTCAAGCCTTTCAGTTGCGGAAGTTGTTTGGCTGCGTGGATTGGGGTCGTACTCTATTTGTCACCTAAATTAGTTTTAGACATAGCAAGTGTATTGTTTATATCAGGTTATCTAGGTGCAATCATTGAAACATTAATGCATAAAATATGGAACTAAAACATAGGGAATTTTTAAAAGAACATTATTATAATTACGAAACTGCATTAAGCGGGTATTTAAGAAATTTAGATTTACCTGTTCTTAAAATGTATGAGGAAATTTATAGGACATATATTGATGCAGGATTCATTCTTACTATTTGGTGTGCGTTTTGTAGAATGGATATGATTTTAAGATTATACAAACATTACATAAATTTAGAGAATGGCTAATTATATTCATCCAACGGCAATTATTTATGAAGGTGTTGAATTAGGTGATAACAATTATATTGGTGCTTATTGTATTATAGGTGCGCCACCTGAACATAAAAAACATTGGGATAATCTTAATCCTTGGTCTAAAGTTATAATAGGAAATAATAATATTATAACAGGATTAGTTACAATTGATAGTTGTACAGATGGTGAGGGTACAATAATAAGAGACAATTGTTTTATTATGAAACACGCACATATAGGACACGATTGTATTATAGGTGATGGAGTTACTATTAGTTGCGGTGCTAAAATTGGCGGTCATTCAGTAATTCAAGATAAAGTTAATATAGGTTTAAATGCAGTAATACATCAATATAGTCATATTAAAGAAGGATGTATGATTGGAGCAAGTGCATTTTTTAAAGGAGTATCTAAAGAATATACAAAATATGCAGGAGTACCTGCTAAAGAATTAGGACAAAATATAATCAAATGAACGCAATAATTTATTTAAACTATCAAAATAATAGTATTAAAACATTAGGTATTAACTTAATGAATGCAGGTATAGATATTGAACAAGTAGTAATAGTAAAAGAAAAAGGAATAGCTAATGCTATTAATGTAGGTTTAAATAAAATAGACTTTAACCACATTCAATATGTTACTTTGTTATCTAATGATATATTAGAACCTGATAATTGGTTAAAGCAAAGAAATGACTTTATGCAAGATAAAATGATAGGCATTTGTTCTATTCCTTTAGTCGGTGGATTTGATGATACAACAGATATAATAGGCAACTTTACAATAAGCAAAGAAGTTATAAAAAATGTAGGTGCTTTCAATACTGCACTTGACCCATACGGAGCAATTGACCTTGACTATTGCACACGAGTAAGGGCATCAGGTTTATATACTAAATATGTTCGTAGTGGTTATGCTACACACATAGAGCAGAATGGAATAGATGCTTATGGTTATAACAAGAATGATTTAGTTAAAAGTACTTGGGAATTACATAGTAACAATGTATCTAATTATGCAAATGGCAGCAAAACATATTACCTTCCTTTATGAGAATCCTAGCAATAACAAGTAAATTTAGTGGGGTTGGGTATCATAGGATAATGATGCCATTGGTTAATATGCAGAAAGATTATTGTTTAATTACAGATACAATAAACGAGGCGGTATTTGATAACAATTATGACATAGTAATATTCAATAGATTCCTAGCACATACTGAAATAAGTATGCTTGAGGCTATGCGAAAGAGACATAACTTTAAGTTAGTAGTAGATAATGATGACTATTGGATTTTACCACCTTCACATATTTTATATGAAAGATACAGGGATAGTGATGTTACAAAAAGAATAACTGACTTTATTAGAATAGCAGACCTTTGCACCTGCACACACGAAAGGTTAGCAGATGAAATAGCCATCTACAATCCTAATGTAGAAATACTTCCTAATGCTTTGCCTTATGGTAAAGAGCAGTTCCAAGATAATAAGATTGAATCAGATATGGTTAGGTTGTTTTGGTCAGGTTCAGGAACACATACAGTTGATTTAGATATATTACGACAACCAATGAAGAAGATAAACTTCCCTGTTCGTACAGTTATAGCAGGATATAATCTAGGTGAAAAACATTTGTGGGATAGAATGATAGGAGTATTTACTAAAGGCTTAAAATTAAACCCTACCATATATGACTATGCAGAAATTACAAAGTATATGGGTGCTTATGCAGATAGTGATATAAGTTTAATTCCTTTAGTAGAAAATAAGTTTGGTTCAATGAAATCAAATCTAAAGGTATTAGAAACTGCTGCAAAGAAAAACCCTGCTATTGTAAGTAATGTACACCCTTATAAGAATATGCCTGTTTGCTATGTAAATAAACAAACTGATTGGTACAAATGTATTAAGCTATTGACATTTGATGAAGCAGCTAGGATAGAATACGGACAAAAACTATTTGAGTTTTGCAATAAAGAGTTTAACTTTGATGAGATAAATAAAAAAAGGTATAATATTTTTAATAAACTAATAGGAAATGAAAAATCATACTAAAGTCTATTTGAACCATTTTGGTTACACAGGTGATGATTTTATACCTTGTGAAACTTGTGGAGCAAAAGCAGTAGATATTCATCATATTGAAGCTAGGGGAATGGGGGGAACAAAAAAAGGAGATACAATAGAAAACCTTATGGCATTATGTAGAGAGCATCATTTAGAATACGGAGATAAAAAAAAACATATAGAATATTTAAAAATTAAACATAAAGAAAAATTAAATGAAAGAAATTATAGAAATTAAGATTGTTAATATTAATGATATTAAATCTAATCCTAGTAATCCTAGAATAATTAAAGATGATAAATTCTTTAAATTAGTTAAATCTATAGAAGAATTTCCTGAAATGTCTAAAGCTAGACCAATTATAGTTAATAAAGATATGATTGTATTAGGTGGTAATATGAGACTAAAGGCAATGAAAGAAGTAGGGTGGAAAGAAGTACCTATTCAAATAGTTGATTGGAATGAAGAAAAACAAAAAGAATTTATAATAAAAGATAATGTTGGTTTTGGAGAATGGGATTGGGATATATTAGCTAATGAATGGGATAATTTAAAATTAGAAGATTGGGGATTAGATACAATTAAACATAATTGGGATTCATTAGATTATATTGATGAACAAATAGCAACTCCTAAATTAAATAATGATAATGAATTAGTAATTATTATAACTGAAGAATGGTTAAATGATAAAAAAGAAATAGAAGATGAAGTAAGAAAATTATTATCTGACAAATATAGTGGTTGTGATATCAAATAACACTCATTTTAATATATTAGTCAGTTTTGCTTATTTAGGTAAATCAAAGTCATTTTGTAATTCTATATTTAGTTTAAGTGAGCAAGGTATTGCTAATGTAATGATTGATAGTGGTGCCTTTACTTTATTTAATGCTAAAGAAAAAAAAAGTTGGTTAAATTTAGATGGGTATTGTGATTTTCTTGATACATATAGTCATAAGGTAGAAAAATATGTAATGTTGGATGTGATTGGAAATGATGAAGCAAGTAAACATAACTATGAAGTCATGTTAAAAAGAGGTTATAATCCAATGTTTGTTTTTACAATGGCTGATAATGATTATACTTATCTAAAAGAAGCAGTTAATAATAATGCTCATTTATGTGTAGCAGGTGGAGTTACAACTAAAGGTGATTGGATGACTAAAAGATTTCAAGATGTATATTCTAAAACTCAAGCAAAAATTCATGGATTAGGTTATGTAACATATCCTAAAATATATCAACTGCCTTTGCATAGCATAGATAGTAGCAGTTGGATTCAGGCAACACAAGTTTATGGAACTATACCTTGGTTTGATAATGGTATGAAAGGTATTAGTTATAGAGATGTATTAACAAAGAAAAAAAAGATACCTATAAAACTAATTGAGTTACTTGAAAAATTTAAAATTTCACCAAATGAATTTTCTAATTTAGATAATCATAAAGGTGGATTAAGTATAGGTAATTTATTAGGTATAGTAGCATATATTGAATATCAAAAACTATCAAAAAGAAATAATAAGAATTTATTTTTAGCAGCAGCAAATGAAAAGCAAATTAAAGATTTAGCATATATAAATATAGAATATCAAAAAGGAACTTTAACTTATGAAAAATATAAAAATAGATAGATATATTGTAGTTAAATTTGAATTTGAAGGATATCACAAATGGAGTGAATGTGATATACCTGATGTATCATTTTTAAAATATAAACATAGACATATATTTCATGTTACTGTTCAAAAAAAAGTAAACCATAATGAAAGAGATATTGAAATAATTATGTTAAAAAGAGAGATGATTGATTATATAGGCAAACAACCTGTTGATTTAGGAGATTCAAGTTGTGAAACTATTGCTGAAATGTTAATTAATAAGTTTAATTTAGATAGTTGTGTAGTATTAGAAGATGGAGAAAATGGTGCACATCTAGTAAATATAAGATAAATGTTATATTATTTACCTTTAGAAAATATTGATATGCGTTATACTACGCATCTTGATAGAGATTTTAGAAACTATCTTTCTAAATTTATGTATGACAACTATCATATTATAGAAGCAGATACATCTAATAATAATGAAATACTAACAGGAAGTTTTTTAGATGCAGGATTAACTATTAGGAGTAAAAGCAAACAAATATATGCTTTAGCAAAATTATATGAATCAGGAATAATAAAAGATAATGATGTTATATTTACTACTGATTTATGGTTTCCGGGTATTGAGAGTATAGCTTATCTAAATTACTTTTATAACAAAAAGGTTAAATTAAAAGGAGTAATACACGCAGGTAGTTTTACTGATACTGATTTTGTAAGAGATATGGAAAGATGGGCAAAGAACTTTGAAGATATGATATTTGATATTTCCGATACTATCTTTGTTGCAAGTAATTTTATATCATTTGACATACTTAAAAAAAGAATGGTACACCCAACTAAAATAATAGTTAGTGGGTTACCTTTAGATTTTAAAAGTATGGATAATTATAAGCAAAATATTAAAAAAGAAGATATTATAGTATTTAATGGTAGGAATGTAGATGAAAAACAACCTTGGTTATTTGACCAATTAAAAGAAATAATGCCGCAATATGAATATGTTAATACTCATAAACTAAAATTATCTAAAGAAAGTTACTATAATTTACTATCTAAATCTAAAGTAGTTGTCAGTTTTGCTTTACAGGAAAATTTTGGATATGGAATTCAAGAGGCAGTTTATTTAGGATGTATACCAATAGTGCCTGATAGATTAGTTTATAAAGAACAATTTACAGATATATACAGATATAAAACCTTTTTAGATTGTATAGAAAAGATTCAATTAGCAATGAATGGAGATATAACTGCTCCTATAACACAAATAAATAATAACAATAAAATTTTCAATTTATGGGCATCATAACCGCAGAAAGATATCACGACATTAGTTGTGGTCATAGAGTATCAGGACACGAAAGTAAATGTAAGTATTTACATGGACATAACTACCGAATACATTTTGTAGTAGCTGCACCTGAATTAGATTCTATTGGTAGGGTAATGGACTTTTCAGTAATTAAATCTAAACTATGTATGTGGTTAGAAGATAATTATGACCATAAGTTTTTAATTTGGGAAAACGACCCTTTGTTACCTGATTTATTATGTATAGTTGAAGATAGTTTAGTAATAACCGAATTTAATCCAACTGCTGAAAATATAGCAGAGCATTTAGTTAAAGTAATAGCACCAATACAATTAAATGATTCAGGATGCGTTTTAATTGAATGTAGAGTAGAAGAAACAAGAAAATGTTTAGCTACCTATAAATTATAATTATGAAACTATCTATAAGCGAAGTATTTTATTCTATACAAGGTGAAGGTCCAACAACAGGATACCCTGCAGTATTTGTAAGGCTAGGTGGTTGTAATTTAATGTGCG